CCAAACAAAAAAAAAAAAATGGTTTTACCAAGTTGGTTAGTAAGTCATTCGAAAAACATACTAAACTCTTTGTTGAAGCCTATAAGAAGAGCATTGAACCCGATAAGGAAACTAAGCGACTAGCGCAGCGAATCACTAGGGAGATGTGTGAAGCCAACATCTATAAGATGAACAAAGACCCACTGAGCCATGAGAACATCAAGAATGTGATCAACTCTACACTTGTCAATGAAAGTAAGAGCCCAGGGAGGATGTTCACAGCCAAGCGCATGAACACCATACAAGCTGTTATTGAATCGTACGGAGTGGATGCGATCATAGAGATGGTTCAGAGTCTAAGACCAATCCCTGAGGATATAAATGTGTTTTTGAAGTTTGAAGCCACAAAGTCAGCCAAGTTGGAAGCTGGTATGCCTAGGTGTATCAGTGGTGTTGACCTGATAGAAATGATTAGGTGCCAATGTTACTTCTCTGCATTTAACGATTCGTTATGCAAGAACTACAGAAAGTCACCAATCTGTGTTGGATGGTCACCAATAAAACCTGGTGATGGTGAGTGGTTTTACAAGCAATTTGCTCGAAGCAAGCGTGTGATTTCCGATGACGTTAAGCATTGGGAGTTTAGCATGCAAGGTTGGATGATAGAGGCTGTCGCTGAAATAGCAGTTAGCCTAGCCAGAAGAGATAAAGACATGACAGAAGAGGAAGAAAAGGAGTGGCGAAAGCAGGCTTATGCTAATGCTATTCGCCAATTCACTATGCCTTTCGTCATGCCAGATGGCACAGTTGTTTACCGCGACTCACCTTGTTGTATGACATCAGGTTCTGTTATTACCTTAGCTTTCAATTCTTTAGCAATGGTCTATTTAGACACATTGGCTAAGCTGAAGCTGGGTTACAAACCTGAAGAGATAATGAGGTTGTTTAAACTTAGAGTTGGTGGTGACGACAAAATCCAGGAAGTGCCTGTTGATTTCGACGCCAAGCAATATGTTGCTGCGCTGTGTAGCTACGGCCTCACAGTTCACGACGTTATTGATATGCCGTCAGTCGAAGGGTGCGAATTCTTCTCTTGGATATTCGGTAAGAATGACAAAGGAGAAATAACGTGGATCCCCAGCCGCTTCACAAAACACGTGGAGACACTCAAAATGACCAAGTTTACTGATTTGCATCAGTCCTTAGTTTCTCATATGTACAATTGGGCTCACAGCCCTAAGCATTATGAGTTTTTCCGAGGTATCTATATTGCAGCCAGTGAATATGATGAAACTCTACCCCTTGAAGAACGCAATGGTGGTTTCAACCTACTCAAGTTACCGAGTCGGATGGACATACTAGACCGTTTTAAAGGTTATGAGATGAGTCTTAGGGAAATTTTTGGACCTCCGTCCTCTGACCCCTTCTGTTAGAGGGGTCACGTCGAGCTGGACGTTAAACGAAGCACCCATGTACCCAATTCATATTTCGTATTTCATAGGGTGCTTGGTGGGGCAAATACCGAGAAAATAAAAACAAAATAGATCCCCGCACTAATTTTTGTGGTGCATATTGGTCTGACGGAAAGTTTCAATCGTCAGTCAAAGTACCTACAGTTGAACCAACAAACGATCTAGACCGCACTTGTCGAGATCACGACGTTAGAATTGCTACAGCAAAGACACGAGAAGACGTGCTTTTTGCCAACAACCAGTTTTACGAAGAAAACTACAACAAGTCAGCATATAGAACAGTTTTAGCTTTAGCTGTTAAGTACTTATATCCATTCAGTATGCCACGAAGTAAAAAGCAAAATAAAAATCAAAATAAGCCTAACCTCCGAGGAGTTGAGGAGGCGGTGTCGAGGGCACTGGTAGTATATAATAAAAATAAAAATCCTAAACCCAGTCAACCTTCCAAAAAAAAAAAAAAAAA